CTGTGTGAAGCGCAGAACATAGATAGCTTAAAGACAGCGGCGGGGACAGTTACCCGACGAGTTGTATCTAACTTTTGGACGAGCGACTGGGAGCAGATGCACAAGTTCATCAAAGATAACGATGCCCTACACTTGCTAGAGAAAAGAATACACAGCGGTAATATGAAAGAGTTTCTAGCGGATAACCCAGACGTTACTCCTGCTGGACTACAGGCTAAGAATAGGTACAGCATCTCCGTGCGTAAACCAACGCCCAAGTGACGTTGCTTACTACATCCGACAATTTCTTTGTTAACAAAGCTACCGGAGAAATCACTAAAGCTGTAACAGCAACCATAGTAGATAGCGGAGTTCTCTCCCGTAGTTACTACTCTAAGTACGGACAGCTGAAGTGTTGGTCGTTAGACGCAGAGTTACCTGATAGCACAGTACCAGCACAGACTGTGCAAAGTAATAGGTGCATTGACTGCCCAAGGAATATAACGGGGCAACGTGCTAAAGAATGTAAGTTTTTTACCGAGATTAAGTTGGTATTAAACAATACGTATGCAGTGAGTAAGTTACGAGTTGCGGGAGGAAGTTTATTCAGTAAGGCTGCAAACTCTATGGGCTTGTATGAATATAAAAAATTCCTCAAGAACAATGGGGAACAACTCAACACTGTAAGTACCGAGATATGTTTTGCGGATAGCACGAGTAGACGCATTATGTATTTTAAACCAGCCAGCCTCGTGTCTGAGGATGAGCAAGAGAACCTAACTCGGCTAATACTGGCCGATGCTAATGTAAATAACCTTTTTAACGCGAGTGCAAATATGAAAAACGAAAGCTATATCCTTAAAGGAATCGAAGCAAAATACCCTCGGTTAGACCAGCCGTACAGGTTTGACAAGAGCGCAGGTGAGAACGGCAAAACTGTGCCGTGCGTAGCTACTGATGATGCAGCAAAGTATGAGCTGTCTTTTGTTATGTCTACTGACCAAGCTAAAGACCTTCACAAAGCTATGACCGAAGCGTACAACGCCAAGCGAGATAAGTCGTGGGCTGCTAAGTTTACCGTACCTTTTGAGAAGCAAGATGACGGTACTGTAGTAGGTAAAGCTAACATCAAAGCAACTTTTGGTGACCGCCCAACAGGAACACCTGCTCAGTTTGATGCAGATAACAAACGCCTCGACGAGGACTTCCTTCTTACCACTGGTAGTACTATTAACCTAGCTGTAGAGCTAGTGCCGTACAAGATGGCTAACACTGGTGTGTCTTTACGCATTCGTGGTGTACAAGTTATTAAGTACATACCTTACTCCGCACCTTCTCCGTTTGAAGCCGAAGCGGGCTTCTCCCAAGAAGACTCTCCAGAGAAAGCGGAAGAAAGCGTAGATGATATATTCGGCGCAGTAGAGGAAGAAGTTGTTGCCGAAGAGCCTGTCAAACGCCCCAAGAAGAAAACTGAAACTCCTCCCGCTGACGATGACTTGTCTGATGTTATTGACGAGTGGGGAAGTGACGACTAATGAGCTACGGATACACAACACGTCTCAGTAGTTTGAATAAACAGGCAAGCCGATCCCTACTGGGAGTTAAGCTTGGCAGGGTATGTATTAAGAAAGAGATACCTGTAGCCGAAGTTTCCTCTCAGTTGGGAGTAAGCCGACAGACTGTTTATAACTGGTTTCAGGGTACGCACGAACCGCACCCTGATTTAACCAGTGCTGTTAGGACTTTACTAGCCTCCTACGTTTAACCGATAGGGCTTCATTTTTACCGAGAGGACTTGGGGGTTTCGTGCCCCCTAAAAAAAATAATATGGAGAATTCTCAACTAATAGATTACGTCGTTCCACGGGGAGGTTGGTACTGTGCTGTTGGTATTCCCCCCGGTAGTAACCCAAGTATTTCTACAAAGTTTACACAAAGCAGAGCAGAGCTACAGTCATACTTCGATGACTTTGCAGCGGCAGGCAAACATGTTTACTTCGGCTTAGCTAAATTTAGCGATCTTGCCCCATTGCCTAAAGATTCCGGTGGGGGCCGTACAGCAGTTAACGCGGAGTCCTTTCAATCTTTCTGGTTAGACATAGATTGTGGCGAAGACAAAGCCATAGAGTTAGACAAAAGTACTGGGCAACCCAAAGGCTACGCTACTAAACAAAAAGCATTGCAAGCTCTCACAACTTTTTGTGACTTGGTTGATCTCCCTGCTCCTACGCTAGTAGATTCAGGGAATGGGGTACATGCTTACTGGGCACTTACTGAAGAACTACCTAAAGCACAGTGGCTACCAATAGCTGACCAACTAAAGCAAGTGTGTGCAACGCAAGAGTTTTATGTAGATCGTCAGGTATTTGACGCGGCGCGTATCCTACGGGTACCGGGGACATTCAACGTAAAGAATGATCCTCCTAGTCCAGTAGTTGTAAAACGCAAGCGTGACCCCATTGATGTAAAGGTAATACGAGATGCTTTGGGTGTAGACGAGGATGCAGTTATTGAAATTGCGCCGGTTAAACATAAGCATAAGCATACGCATACGCATAAGAGGGTAAGTAACGACCCACTGGAGGCGCTCTTAGAGGAAGAGGCTCCGTATAGAACAGATAGCAAGAGTTCGTTCCAAAAGATAATGCAGAAAGGGGAGCAGGGCTGCAATCAACTCTTGTACGCTTTCAAGAACCGTAAGACTTTACCTGAACCCATGTGGTTCCACGCGCTGTCCATTGCTTACCACTGCGAAGATAGCGCCACGGCAATACATAAACTATCGAAGGGGCACCCTGACTACAACCACCATGCAGTGGAGCGCAAAGCAGCAAACATAAAAGGCCCACACAGTTGCGCGGAGTTTGCCAAAGAATACCCTGCTGGGTGCAAGGGGTGCGTATACGGGAAGGGTAAGGACAAGCTAACAAGCCCTATAGAACTGGGTAGGTTTGTTGTAAAAGATGCCACTCCTACTTTCTTAATGCCACCTGACTACTATAAAGGTGCAAGTGGCGGGATTTACAAAGACATAGCAGACAAGCCTGTGCTCGTGTATCCCTACGATTTGTATGTGACAGAAAGGATGTACGATACAGAACTAAAGCACGTTGCAGTGTTTAAAGTACATCACCCTATGGATGGGGAAACAGAGTTCTCTATACCCAATTCTAAACTAGCTAAGTTAGATTTACGCAAGGAGCTAGCTCAGCATGGGGTAGTAGCACCGGAGCAACAAAGCGCGTACATAACTCAGTACGTAATAGATTCTATTTTACATTTACAAAGAAAAGAAAAGGTGGAGATTATGCAAGATCAATTTGGTTGGAAAGAAAATTATACTAAGTTTATTGTTGGGGAACGGGAGATTACTGGGGATGGTGTTTACCATTCGCCTGCTTCCAGCACTACGGAGGGCATATCTCCGCACATGCGGCCCAAGGGTTCCCTAGAAAAGTGGGCAGAAGTTTTTAGCTTGTACAACAGACCCGGATTAGAGATTCAACTCTTCGCTGCACTGAGTGGCTTTGGCGCACCGTTACTAGAGTTCACTGGTCAGAAGGGCGCAGTTATAAACCTTGTGCATAGCTCAGCAGGTACAGGCAAGACTACTGTACTACGGGTAATTAACAGTATTTGTGGTGACCCGGAGATGATGTTGGGTACACCAGACGATACTTACTTGTCCCGCATAACAAAGCTCGGTGTGCTTAACAATATAGCTAACACCATGGATGAGCTTACTAACTTGGACGATAAGGAACTTTCTCCCTTCTTATATGCGTGTTCGCAGGGCAAAGGCAAAGACCGCATGAAGCAACACACGAACGCTAACCGGGTTAACAAGACTACTTGGCGTACTCTTTCAGTGTCTTCTTCTAACGCAGGGTTTGGGCAAAAGCTTACCGCGTTGAAGAATACTCCTGATGGAGAAATGATGCGGCTAATAGAGTTTAATGTCCCACCTTCGGATGTCATATCCACTGCGGAAGGTAAAGAAATGTTTGACCACCAGCTTATGGAGAACTATGGGGTTGCCATCGTGCCGTTCATTCAGTACGTAATCAATAACCTAGATAAAGTTAAAGAGCAGTTGGCAGAGGTGCAAAAAGTTATAGATACAAGATGCAGCTTTACCAGCAGGGAACGGAACTGGTCAGCAATGATAGCGGCTAACCTTACCGCAGGAATAATACTTAGTAACCAGAACATAGTAAAGTTAGCCAACAGACGGTTAACAGATGTTTTAGTTCCCGCTATTATTCAAATGAAATCAGAAATTAAACCTCCAAAGGATAACGACGCAACTATACTAGGGTCGTATATATTTAAGCACCATGCCAGCATTTTAGTAGTGGATTCTAATGTAGACCAAAGGACGGGTAAGGAACATGGGCCAGACCTTGAGCCTCACGCCAAGGGTAAGCCTATTATTCGGTACGAGCCTGATACCAACAGAATGTACACCCCCGTCGCAGAGTTTAAAAAGCATTGCCTAGGGGAACAGATTGATTACAACCAGTTAAAGAAACGTTTCGAGACAGTAGGTTTCTGCGTAGATACAAAAAATGTTCGTATCGACAGAGGTATGGAATTCTCATTCTCTAACGTGCGGTGCATTATATTTAACTGTAACCATGCCGAGTACGGGATAGATGTAGCCGCCTACGCCAAGGGGGATAGCGATGAAGGTGGAGAAAGTGAAGTACCAGATTAACTGGAAAGCTTTCCGTAAGGGGTGTTCGTTCTTCATCCCTTGCCTTGACCCACCTCGCTGTAAGCCCATTATCCTTGGCGAAACAAAACGACTTAAGTACAAAGTGGTTACTAAAGTAGTCATAGATGATGGGGTGCGGGGCATCCGGGTATGGAGAGTCTAAGGAGTTGTATCAAGCCTATCGAAGTACACGTCTAGGTTCGACCTAAAGTTTTTGTCAAAGCGCAAACCGTAAGTATATTCTTGTTGTGCAGATTGCCGTGATTTAAAAGAACTTTCGTAAGTACGAGAGTTTATAAGGCGGGGGTACATTCGGCGGAACTGGGCCAAGCGGCTGTTAGTTTCCCTGAGTAACTCCCTATCCCCGCTGGTAATAGCCATGAACCTACTTTTAAGTAGTGCGGAACGCCTCTTCATTACTTTCTGCTCGTACTCTTTAGCTAACGCTCGTGTTTCGTAAATGCTAGACAAGTCTGCTGGGCTAAAACCAAAGAACTGTTTGGCTAGCATCCACCCAGTCAAGTCATCCTTAATAGATATGCCGTCGTTTGTTACTACTCCTTCATCTAAATAGCGGAACGTTTTTAACCCGTTGCGTAAAAAGCTAGGTACCATCTGCTCTATGCCTTTAGACAAATCTCCTTCTGCCATTAAACGCATACCGTAAGGCACATTGCGGGCAAAGTTACCCATGGGGCCAAACGCTTGCATCATAGCCGACCCTACGTACCCAAACTTTTCTATTTCGTATGGGTC